CCACCAATAACTTTTTCAAGGTATTTAATTTTACTTTGAGTTTTTGAATCAAGTTCGTTGAACTTAACTTCAGAAGCTTCGTTGATTGTCTTTTTAGATTCAAGTAAAGATTTTAATTTCATTTCTTTACCTCAATAAGTTTTTCAATTTTTTCACCCGTTGGTCTACCAACATTCATAGATACATAAAAACCAATTGCGTCTACGATGTCTTTACCATCCCATTTAGCCAAAGCAGCGATGTTTGGACCAAGGTCATATTCGTACATTTTTTCAAGGTCTCTCATTCCCTGTGGGTCACCTTCGTACTTTGCTTTTGAACCGAAGACAGTTGGAACTTTCTTTGCAGTCGTGTGGAAGTTAGCATCTCTTAATGCTCCCATCAAAACGTGCATAATAGCCCATAAGTGGTTAGGACTACCAGCTCTTAAATCACCAAGTTCGTATGATAACATCTTGTTGACTTTCATATTTAACTGACGGTCCATTTCGTTTAATCTACCTTCGTTCATACCATTACCATATTCGTGGTAGTTTGAAGATGCTTGTGAAATGTAGTTTTCGGCGTTAGTGATGTGGTCTTGAATCCAAGCAGGAATATCTTTTTCCATCTCACCCATTTTTTGTTTCAATTCAGTAGCGTACTTGATAATTGAATCTAATGAGTTTTGAGCCATAGAAACTTCGTGGTCTTGTTCTTCGTTTACTGATTCTTGAAATTGTTGAATCATTTTCTTTTGGAGAGGGTTGCCTGGCTTTCCAGCTACTGCGGTCACAAAATCCATTCTATCTGAAAGTTTACCTTTTTTAACATATTGGAAAACTTTTTCAATATCCAAGTTGTGAGTATCCACAAACTTTTGGATTGCGTCTTTATTCATACCAGTTAAACCGCCAATTTCCATTGCGGTTCTACTTGCATTTTCTTTTAACAATGATTTCAATTTCATTTGATATCTCCAAAATCACACTCACAATACCCACCCACTTCGCAGATGATTTCTCTCATAAGTGTATTAACCTTACTATAATTATTAGTTTTTCTTACAACACCTTCTTTAATAACCCCCTCGTTTGTGGGTCTCATAAAAGCACCGTGAGTTGATGGATTGGATACAAAGTCCCAACAAATCAATTCAAAGTCGTTTTCAACTGCAACAGTGTCTTCACCAAGTTGACTTACTGAACCCATACCTCTTGAAGAGATACCAACCGTACACTCAGCCTTGATAAGTTCTTGTAAAATTCTACCAGCAGGAGTGTTTAAGATTTCAACTGCACCGACAACATCATTACCGTCCCACCATACATCACGAACAATATGTGATGTGTTCTTCAATTCAATTACTGATGATTCAGGGTGGTCAAGTTCACCATATGCTCGGTTTTCTTTGATTTCACGACCTTTGTATTTTTCAATTTCTCTTTCAAGAATATTTTTTGGATACACTCTACCATTTTGGTTTTTAGCGTTTGCTCTCTGCAATACACCAGTTACCAAAAATCTTCCGTGGCGGTCTTGCGACTCCTTTAAGATTTGGGGTGTGATTTGGAATACAGTAGTATCAACTAATAATTGCTTCATTATTTTTCCCAGATTTGTTTTTTGCGGTAGAGGTCAAGAAAAACTTTAGCCAACTCTTTACGAATTAGCAATCTGATTTGAGAGATGTCATCAATCTCTAATGATTCGTTCACTTTTTTCTTTTCACATCCGCAAGACATATTACGCCCCTAATTCTTTAATCTTACGAGAAATCTTTAACATTCTCTCGGAAATTTTACCAAATCTTACTTTAGTAGATTCCCAATACTGACCTTGGTCTACACCCATTTCAGTTTTAAGTTTGGTATTTTGGTTTACCAATTGTTCTACTTCGTAAAGTTTACGGTTGATTTCTTTGATAGCTAAATTTACTTTTCTTTTAGCAGAAGCGGTCTCATCTTTTTTATAAGCACGATATGTAGCTTCAATCAGACCCTCTAATTGAGAATCTAATTTTGAAAGTGATTCAAAGTGTTGCTTTGACTTTGCTGATTTTTTGTATCCCAATACTTCAATATGGTCGTTATCCATATCATCTTCACTTTTAGCAAAAGCGTGTGGTGTTTTGGGGGGACCAGCACCACCATCAAGGTTTGCGGTCACATTTGCTTCATCTAACTCTTCCTCTTCTTGGAGTTCAAGTTGATTGAATTTATCTTCAAGTTCTTTTAACAAGTATCTACTCATTTCAATTTCCTCACCTCTTGTAGCAATTCGTGGTATCTTAATAAAGAAAGAACTTGCGTTTCGCTGATTACTTTTGATGTCACAATACTATCCATCAAATTGATAGTTTCGTTTAACTTGATTGAAACAACCTTGTCAGAAACTTTTAATTTACCAAATTGAGTTTTTAGTTTTTTAACTTCAGATACAACATACTTTCTTAACTTTTCTGAATTGTCAATATTGTTGATGTATGTTCTCAAAATAGTCTTTTGTTCGGTTGTAAGACCTGTGTACTTTTCATTAAATGAATCTACCAAGAATTTATAAGCAAGTAATCTAACTTCTTTTGGTTGACTTGTATAATCTTCATTTAATTTTTCTTCTACCAATTGTTCTTTTTTGGTAATGATATTTTCAAAGATGGTGTTCTTACACTCAACCCACTCCTTTGGAGATGTTTCTTGTTTAAACTCAAACAACTTGTAGGTTGACGCCAGTTCTTTGTAATTTGTGACACGGTATTTAAAAAAGTCATCAATTTTATAAGATTCTTTGATTGACTTAATTAAATTATATTTTTGTCTACGAAGAATACTCTCGTTTAATTTTTCTCTTTGCTCTAAAATAATATTAACAAATTCTTGAGCTTTATATTGAGTATCAAATGTTTCTTTCTGAAGCGTCTGATAAAGATTTAACTCTTTAGTTAGTTCGGTCCCTTTTTTGAAATGGGATTTGATAATTTCAAGCGCCAGTGAGTTTTTGCCAGCTAATGTGTCAGCAGCAATTTGTCTCACGAGCAACTCAAATAAAATACCCGTATTCTTGAACTTACTGTGTTTTAATTTACCCATTTCAAACCTTTTATTTGACTTTCTACTAAATAAATATCATATTGTAGGTTAAATCGTATCATCTAATAATTGAGATTCATCCAATAACCTTGGTTCTTCAGTTTTAGACTCTGGTTTCAACGACTCCACAATCATAGCTTTAGTTTTAACCTTCATTTTAGTCAGAGAAGATTTTAGTGCGGCTTGAGATTCAACCGCCATCGGGCTCTTTCTAAATGTATGATATGCATTATCAGCTTTTACATCAGTTTGTTTACCAAGTGGGTCTCTACCCATACTTGCTTGGTCGGTTCCGTAGGTTCCACTTTCAGTTGGTCTTCCTGCACCCTCAAAACCACCTTCAGGCGCACCACCTTCTTCTTCAGCAGGTTGTTGTGCAATCACAGCAAGGTCGTGTGGTGTACCAAACGATTCGCCCGTTTTAGCCGGGTCATTACCTTCGTTTGTAATTTGTTCTTGTCTGAATCCTAACTTGAGGTCATCAATAACTTTTTCTTGTTCTAATTTCCACTCATCATCAGACATATTGAAGATGTTCTTGTAAATCCACTCTTGTGAAATCATCTTCAAGTCTTTTAAGTCACGAGTCAATGATGTTTTTTCAGAAAGTAAAGCAACTTTCTCTTGTTCGTAGATGATAGATGGGTTTGTAAGCTCCAACTCAAAGTTAACGAGGTCTTCGTTCTCGTATCCTTGTGAGTATAAGTGAACGATTGCAATTTTCGTTAATTCTGAAAGGACAATCTTTTGGATTCGTTCAACAGTTCTTGCAAATCGAATGTCTTGTTGAGCAAGTGTAGCTTTACCTTCAACACCTTCTTCGTATCCGATAAACGCCTTTGGAACTTTCAAAGCCGCCATCATTCTATTCTTCAAGTATTCGATGTCATCAATACCACCGAATTCCATACCACTCAAAGAATCAATTTCAGTTCCACTTTGACCACCACGAACAGGCAAGAAGTAATCTTCCAACATATTCATCATATTGAACTTGAGGTTGTAATCGCCTGTGTTCGGGTCAATGTATGGAACCTTCTTCATTCCATCAATGATGTTTCTCATATGTTGGTCTACCTCTTGTGGTGGAATGTTACCAACATCAATTTTAAAGATTCTCTTTTCAGGAGCTCTCATAATGCGGTGAATCATCATCGCATCTTCCATAAGAGTTAATTGCTTCCAAGTTTTTCTAGCACCCTCTAACAACGAAGCACCATATGGTAAAAAGTTGGTGTCGGTCATCAGTCTGAAGTGAGCAATCTGATAGAATGGGAAGTATGTGTTTTTGTCTTTACCATATGAGAAATTGGTAGAAGAACTCATACTTGATAATTTGAATCTTACCTCATAAGGGTTTTCAGGATTAAATCCTTCTTCACGTTCAAGTTCGTATGCTGAAATTGGTTGTACGTTTACAATACCCACACCCTCTTCGATGTCTAAATACAAATAATAATCACCATATTTGTTCATACCACGAATCCAAGCCCAAAGGTTGAATTCGATGTTTAAGATATCATAAAAAAGGTTGTGAAGAATCTTCTTTAAGTTTTCATCAGAAGATTTGATACGGATTACATCACCCATATCGTTTTTAAGAGTTGTTTCATCCGAATAAATGTCCAAAATGGAGTGGATGATTGAGTCTTTGTCCATCGCCTCATAGTCGGTGTATAATTCCAACTTGTTTGAGTGATAGTTAAATTGTTGGTTGTATGTTTCCCAATTTCTACGAGAAGTGTGTAATCTACCAAATCTATCATAGTAGGAAGTTCCACGGATATTACCTTGGGACTGAAGTCGTTGCGAGTCTACGGTTTGTAAACGATTCTTACCCACGCGTCTTACAATGACTTGGGTAGCGAATAGCTTTTGTAGTCTTCCAAATAGTGAATTATCTGCCATAATGTTTTCTCAACTTAAAGAATGTATCTTTACAAGCTATAAATATACAAAAAATAAACTATACTACCAAATTAAAGTATCCAAGTCATATCCACATCATTTCCACGGCCATCTTTGATTACCCACGGATTGTGTTGGCCCATTCTTGCGTTGTAAACACCACCTTGAGTTCTACCAATATGTGTTAGTGTGGTTCTACTTAAATCAATACCCTGTTGTCTTAATTTTAATGCGGTGTCTCTTACCCAAAGACCTGTGGAGAATGACATTACCAAGTCATCGTTGTACCCTTGTTGTGCTTCTGCTTTGGAACCATTCCAAATGAATACAAATAACTCATCAATCAATCTCTTTGAGTGGATAATTGGAGCTTTCTCTCTCATATAAGTGTCAAGTTTAGAAATCACCAAGGGTCGTGTTCTTGATGACATAGTAAAGCCAGGAACCATATCTTCTTTACGTTTTAGGTCCCAACCCTTACGAAGGTGAACATCATCATCTACATAACCCAACTCACGATATGAGTAATATAAGTTTGTGTAGTTTCGGTCAATCACTTCTTGGATTACAGCCCAACCAATGTTTGCGTTTTCCACCACCAACATTGCGTTGTTCCATTCGGCAGCAACCGATGTAAGGAACGCTCCATATTGTTTGGTTTCAATCTTACCTTTGTATTCTGCAACTTGTTCTACCGTCTCAATATCAATAACGTGAAACGCTGAATAGTCGGATGAATCACCACGAGCCACATCGGCAACCACAACATAGTCACGAGAATAGTTTGGGTATTCCCATAACCAATAGTTACCATCGAATCCTCGTTTTTCGATTGGGTCTTTAATGTATGTTTCCGTATACCAAGTTAGGATAGATGAGTCTACTACCGTATAACCCGAACTGATAAAGTCACAATCACATTCTTGAGCTGCACCTTTCTCACCAAGGAGTTTTGTTTGGTCATCTCTCCATTTTTGGTTTCGTTCAGGGTGTACGGTCCAGTGCAATTTGATTGGGTTCCAGCTATCACCATTCTCACCCTTTAACCAAATTTTGTGGAACCAATTACCAACACCATTTGGAGTTGATAAGACAATAGCTTTACCGCCGGTTGAAAGTGTTGATTGAGCTGATGTCCAAATGTCTTCTACATTGTTAATGAACGCAGCCTCATCCATAATCAACATAGATAGTGCTTCAGAACGACCAGCGTCACCTGCGGCAGAGGTCGCTTTGATTTGAGAACCGTTTCTCAATCGTAGAGATAGTTTGTTATCTTCTTCGGTTTGACCTCTTAACCAACTCGGTAGGTTTTCGTGCATAAAACGAACCTTTGTTACAAGGTTCTTTGCTACCTCTTGTTTGGTTGCAATTACAAGGATATTCTTATCTTCGTGAAACAACATCAACCAGAGTGAATATCCGGCTGAAAGTGTGGAAATACCTAATTGTCGTGATTTGAGGATTACATTGAATCGGTGGTTGTCCAATTCCCTCATCAAATCTTCTTGGAAATCGTATAGATTAAAAAGGATTTTTCCTCGGTGAGGGTGTTGGATATAGCAATATTTTCTAAAAAAATATACAGGGTCTTTAGCACATTTGATGTACTCTTCCCTAATAAGTTCCTTTAAAGTTTTTGCCATACATTTTTATTTAGAGTGCAAATAGTAAGGTGAATGTAGCCGCTCCTCCAGCAAATCCAAACAACAAACCTTGCCACATTTTAGAAGACTTTTCTCGTTTGAGAACTACAATTTGTTCTTCTTTTAATCTAATAATATTATCTTTCTCAACAATCACACCATCTTTGGTTGAAATTACATTATTGAGATTTAAGATTAACTGATTTTGTTTATTGGCTTTATCTTCCAATAACGATACTTTTTGTTGTGTGAGTTTTAGTTCCTCTTTACAAACATCAGATTCACCCTTTACTACAAGGGCGTTTTTAACTGCGACTCTTGGTACTGCTATTAACGAATCACTTGAATGCGTTTGCGAAAGCAGCGGCAAGCTCATCATCAGACATATTGTCAAGCTTATAAATTTCTTCTGCATATTTTCTTCTCAAGTTAGCAATTTGTTGATTCTTCTGAGCAATAGCATCATCAATCGAACCTATCTCTGCGATTAGAATATCGTTTAATTTTAAGATAGAATCTGCTTCGTGTTCTAATTTATCAATCTGAGCTTTGTATCCAGCTTCTTTTTCTTTCATCATTCTTTCATACTCTTTTTTGTATGAATTTCCCTTAAAGTATTGAAGGGCGAGAACGCCCAACAATACCAAAATAAGGATGCGTGATGAATTCAAGTTTTTCATTACTGCTTTTTAGCCGCTGGTTTTCTGCGTGGCTTGCGGTATGGTTTTTTAGTTACAGGAGTTTTTGCAGCGTTAACTACATCCTTTGATTCCTTAACTACTTGCTTTACTGCTGTAACAACTTCTTTTGCTTCTTTAGCTACTTTTTTAGCACGAGCACGAACTTCTTTTACATCAGCTTTTACTTCTTCTACTACTTCAACGATTTTTTCATCTACCGTAGTTTTACCAAGTAACCAATTCCAAGTTTTCTTTAACCAATTTTTCATAAGTTATTCCGTTTTTTAAATTAAACTACTAATAAGTATGTAATTCAACTTTAATAATTACCACTTTCTACAAGACCAATAACGAGCCTTCCATCTTGGACCTGGGTTGTCACAATTGTGTCTTGCTCTGAATGACTTTCTTGCTTCAGGGTTGTCTTTACGAATTCTCATTGTACCACCCTTAGCATCACCACCTTGACCAAAGTTTACTTTAACAACATTACCTTTGTCGTTCTTTACATAAACCTTGAACTTTTTAACATCACCTTGCATAATCTTACCAAGTTTTACTTTACGACCTTGGTATTCTGCCTCGTTGATGTCTGCTTTATATTCAGCCATAAACTGAACGAACTCTTTTAGGTCTTCGTAGTTTTCTACATCGTACTCTTCAATCACCTCTTCCTCTTCTTCTTTCAAGAATGGTTTTGCTGCTGGGTTTGAGTACACCTTACCTAAATCAGGATTAAATCCATATTTTTCTTCCATAAAGTTTTTTACATTATGGTATTCTTCTTTGATGATTTTTTTCAAATCATTTTTTGACAACTTGGATTCTTTGATTGGAGTTTCTTCTTCCTCTTCAAGTTTACGAACAGGATACATCTTTCCGTTGAATTCAAATTCAGTCAAACCTTCTTTTCTTGCTTTGAACAAAGCGCCAGTAAAAGCATTACCCTCGTTGATTGATTCGTCTGTACTTCTACCATCGTATAAACTCTTTAACCACTTAATGGTTTCTTTGTCTTTTGGGAAATCTCTAAAATCTTTGTAGAATTCTTTTACAAACTCATTAAAGTTACGAGCTTCTCTAGCCATAATGTCAATCTCACTAAAACTTCCCTCATTTACATTGTCTTGAGCCAAGGTTTTGATGTTGTTGATTATGGTTTTAATTTTTTTACCATCA